TCAAAAAAACAACCGCAACAAGAATACTTCTTCGAGCCAGTATGGACACCACGAGAAATCAACGACCAGAAATATGAAGCACGTCAGAGACGTGAGCGTTATCTAGCCGCTAAGTATCTTAACGATAGATAGATCATCAATCTTTCAGCGTGCAGCCATGGCCCTGCCGTGGAGTGTAATTTATACCTTTCCCCAAAAAAATCTTTACTAAATTACTTTTTTCCTAATATTCCCATTTACAGTCTAACAAAACATTGAAATATTCTGCGGTGGGGCTATGGGTGCACGTTGAAGGCACTAAAAAAAGCACAGGTAAGGGCCTGTGCAAGAAATAACATCTATAAGGAGTATACCATGAAAACACTCAACACTCAAACAGTAGCTAAACCAGGATTCACAAAAAGCAAAGCATTCGGACTTTGCGGCACGCTCGCGCTTGCCACAGCTCTATTGATTGGAGCTGGTCAAGTATCAGCGGACGAAACAACACAACCAGTGGCAGATACTCAACCAGCGGTGTCTAATGTCTATACTGCTGACAATGCGGGCAACGTAACTGTTACACCGTCAGAATCAGCTCCAGTGGTCGCTACAGAAACACCAGTAGCACCAGTGGTGGAATCAGCACCCGTTACAGAACCAGTCGCAGAAACAGCGCCAGTTGCCCAACCAATGGCAGAAACAACTACACCAGTAGAAACACCTAATACCGTTGTCACCAAAGAAGGTACTGACATCCATGTAGAAAATCCTAACGTTGCTATCGACCAATCAAACGGTGACGGTAAGTATTCTGGCTTCACAGTCGAGTACAAGGATGTAAAATTTGCCGATGATATGCCTATTAATGAGGGGGATAAAGTCACATTTGACCTTCCAAAAGAAATCACTTTCCAAACTAACTATAGCTTCGATGTGACAAATCCTGACAATGCTGTAGTTGGTAAGGCTTCTACTGATGTAGCTAGTCAAACCGTGACTGCTGTATTCAATAATTATTTTGCTAGTCATCCATTGAACAAACAAATGTCTCTTAAATTAGATGCTAAGTGGACGGATGCGGTTGAATCTGGCAAGCCTGTGACAGTCAACTTCAACGGGACAGTTGTGACTGCCAATATTGGGAAAGAGCAAGAAATTGGCTCAGACGAATTAATCTCTAAATGGGGTAGCCAAGACAAGGATGACCCAACTGTGATCGACTGGACTATTCGTGTTAACTATGCACGCCGTGTCCTAAATTATGTAACGTTGATTGACACTATGTCAGATAATCAGAAATTAGTTGATGACTACTTTGTCATGAACTACGTTGATAGCGTTGAACCTTGGACTGATAAAGGGTCAGCTATGGAGCTCATTAAATCTCTAGCTAAATCAGATCACGGCTTTGAATTGAAAATGGACAGATTAGACCGTATGGTTTACATCTGGTACAAGACTAAATTGACTAATGCAGTCAAGGATAGCACCAACCCAACCAATAAGGTTGAGTTGAAAGCCGAAAATGATGGGGCTATTTCTAAGAGCACTGCTCACTTGGTTGGTGGTAAAGGTGATGCTAGCGGTGAGAATAAACCAGAACCAACATTTGAAATTCCCCGTGAAGCTCCTAAAGTAGACATCCCAGAATTTGAGGGCGGCATTCCGGGAATCCCAGAGGTCCGAGAGTTGCCTGAGTACACTGAACCAATCGGTACAGTTCCGAATGAAGCCCCAGTTTACGACAAACCTGAATGGAACGGTGGTACAGTGCCTAATGAAGCACCTATCCACGACAAGCCAGAGTTCCAAGGTGGTATCCCTGGTATTCCAGAAGAACGTGAGCTCCCACCATTTGAAGGTGGCGTAGTGCCAAACGATGCCCCTGTCCTTGACTTGCCAGAATTGAAAATCCCAGAGGAACCAACTAAACCGACACCAGAGAAACCAGTGACACCGAAAAAAGTACCTAGCAAACCCGTAGACGCTCCGAAAGCGAAAGAGGCGGAATCCGCCACAGTATCTTATAAGCTCGATTCTGAGCCAAAAGAAGTGGCAAATACGACGGTTTACGGTGGCACTCTTCCAAACGCTGGTGAAAAAGAAGGAATTGCTAGCACTCTTGGTCTAGCAGTTATCGCTGTTGGTATCGCAGGTTTGACATTGAGCTTTAAGAAATATAACGAAGGTGAAGGAGAATAATCATGAAAGAAAACAATAAACAAGTCATATTTTACAGCGCTGAAAAAGATGGGTTCCTTAAAAGTTACAAAGATAGAGGAAACCTAGTTTTCGCAGCGACATTTACTGACCGTTTGAGAGACGCACTATACTTGCCAGTTGAACCATATGAGGAACAAAAAACTGAAATCGACAAACTTGCTGAAGCGTTTGACTGCGAAGTGCTTATCGTAGAAGCCGAGTATAACGTTACTAAACTTGACGGTTCGGGCTTTGAACGCACGGAGCGTGAAGAATCCATGAAAGATGGTATCAAAGCACTCCTAGAATTTTTGGCGAAGTAACAGAACGTGAAGTGGCGGGAGGGTAGGCATTAATTATGGCAGATAATCAGAAATACTATAGCGCAGGAGGTACAAATGGGGAACCGTAGAATGATAAGTAAAACCGTAACTCAAACGCATCGTTTTCTACGCTTGCCGCTAGAAGCTCAAGCTCTTTATTTCCATCTTATCCAAAATTGCGACGATGATGGAGTGGTGGAAGCGTTCCCTATTCTCAGAATGATAGGGGCTAACGAGGATAATCTAGGGCTTTTAGTTATCAAACAATTCGTAAAACCTCTTAATGATGAAATGGTCTATTTCGTGGTTGATTTTCACGAACAAAACACTGTCAGAAAAGATAGGTATGTTCCTAGCATTTACAAAGAGTTACTAGAGGAAAACACCGATGAAACCACTGGTAAACCACTGGTAAACCAAACGGAAACCACTGGTTTACCCAATATAAGTAAAGATAATGAAAGTAAATATAATTTAAGTAAATCTAACAGTAGAGAGGATGAAACATCAGAAATTAGTCAATTTTCTTCTTCTGCTGCTGACGACCAATCAGATTTTAATATTTTCAGACATTATCAAGAACGAATCGGGCCTATTGATGGCTACCAAATGGAAAAGCTAAAAGGTTATATCGATTTCGATAAGCTAGAAATCATGTTAGTCAAACGTGCCATTGATAGAGCCGCCGACAACTCGAAACGCTCATTTGGATATGTCAACTCTATTTTAAAATCTTGGGCACAAAACGGGATTCATACCGTTGCCCAGCAAGATGAAGAACAACGTCAATTTGACAGTCGTAAAAGTTTTGATGATCAACCGGTTAAATTCGGCCCAGCTTGCAGCAAATACTAGAGGTGATGCTTATGAGTTTAGAGCAAACAGCCAAACAAATGCGAAGGCAGTACATGAAGCCTAGCGATAAATATTGCGATAAGCACCAACGGCATTATGTCATGATTCAGTTCCCGAACTCAAAACCCTACACAGTGTGTGAACTGTGCCATAGGGAAGAACAAGACCAACAGAACGCCATCAAAGCACAAGAGCAGTACGAGCGTGAGCAAGAGCAGAAACGCTTATACTTCCTCAAAGATTTCAGTTTACTGGATGATGACCTAGCTAGTGCTACATTTCAAAACTTCAAAGCTCTTACCAGAGAGCAAAAAGAAGACTTAAAAGCTGTTAGAAGTCAGCTAAAAGGCTACTTAGATGGTCAAGACTACAACATCGTCCTTATTGGTGATACCGGAGTGGGCAAAAGCCACCTAGCTTATTCAGCACTTAAGGCATTGTCTGATCACACTAAAAAGATGGGGCTATTCATCAACGTAGTCGATTTGTTAGCCAAAATCAAAGAGGATTTCAGTCTTGAAGCTGAATACATCAGACGCATTTCGGAAGCTGAATGGCTAGTCCTCGATGATTTGGGGACTGAAAAAGTGACAGAGTGGTCTAACGGTATCTTGTATAGCATTTTAAACAAGCGTACCAAGACCATCATCACAACCAACTTAAGCCCACGGGATATCATGGGCACTTATGGAAAGCGTGTCTATTCTCGAGTTTTCAAAAAGACAGGACTTGGAACGACGAATGAACATGTTTATCAGTTTAAGACACAACAAGACAAGAGGATGATGCTTTGACAGAAACGGAAGTAAAGCTAAAACTCTTTGAAGACTACGAGCGTATTCATGGACTTGTGTTTTCAGAGGAACATAAACAAAAAATGATGGATGAACTAGACCTATATTCATTCATCGAGAAATTAAACGAATATATGGCATTTGGCCACCAATCGATAATGGTATTTGAGGGAGCGAATAATGATAACATTCAAAGAATTTGAAGAAGTCTGGGACGAGTCAAGGGTCTTAAGTGACATTGTAAGAGTGCTAAGTTCAGCCGAAGGGAAGAACTATATCGAGGTCAAAGTTTACGAAAGCATTAACGGGATAGACATCTCGTCATCGGTCAGACTGGATGCTGAAGATAAAAAGGATGTTGTTGATCTTTTGAATAAAATTATGGCACGAAAACTCAGCAGACTTAGAGAGCAGGGTTTTGATTTTTACGAAGAATACCAAAAATCAGAAACTACCACCTAAAAACGATAAGAGAACCCAAAATTTGAGAATTAGGGGCATATAAAAAGGATATGACATGGAAGAAATGACATTCACGGAGTTGCAGCAAAAAATGCAACTTGAAAAAAAGAAAGAGGGTACAGCTAAGTACGCTTCAAGGCACGTCGAGGACATTTACGACGCTTTTAAAAGTTTGAAATCGAACTGGAGCATTGTCGTCAACTATGATCTAGTCGAATTTTCTGGCAAGACTTTTGTCAAAGCTACTGCAACGGCGTCTAACCGAGAGGAAAAAGAGCAAGCGGTAGCTTTCGCAGAATTGTCTCCGGTACCTATTTTGAAAACTCGTAACGGTGATTTAAAACAAATGAACGAGCCGCAATGGGTGGGAGCCGTGCAATCATACGCCGGCAAGTACGCCATACAAGCACTCTTTGCAATCGGTGAGGAAGACGTGGACCATTTTGAAGTGGCAGAGGAGAGTTTGAGACCAAACCAATCTCACAACCCACAACCGCATCAAAATCAGCAACCACAACAAGCACGCTACGAGTCAAGAATCGATCAACAACCCAACTTCATCAGCAATGAGCAACATGACTTTATTATGCAGCAAATCAATGAGTTAGCTCTAATTACTGGTCAATCAGTTGAAACAGTCGCAAATTACTACTTGAAAAAGTACAAACTCAACGTTTTCTCTGAACTGCTAGTACCGGGATTTGATGTGATAACTAACGACATTCAAACACAAATTAACAATCGAAAGGGATAGGACATGAAGGACGCAACAAACAATTTTCTTGAAACAATCGAGCCGGTATATACGCCGGGGACAATTAACTTTGATTTTGAAGCGTTTGACAAAGCTATTCAAGCAGCAGTTAGCGAGCTATCAGACGAGCAACTGGACCAACTTGAATATGACGATATTAAGAAAGAGTTCACACGCTTTAATAGTCTTTTGACAAAGCTGGATAACAAGCGAAAAGACATCTCAAAAGTGTATAAGAACCCACTTAACGAGTTTGAAGCTAATTTCAAAGAGTCTAAAGGACCGCTTGAAGGACTTATCAGCAAGCTACGTGCAAAACGAGACGAAATTGACGAACATCAAAGATTGCTACGGGTTGACCACGTTAGATCAGTTTTTGAAGAAAAGTGTAAACTTGCCGGATTGGACAAAGACACTTTCAAAGATAAGTATGATGGCTATTCTTTGAAGAAATATTTCAAAGACAAGAAGATTGAGCTCAAGAAGGAGACTATCGAAGAAATCGACGCTCTTGTTTTGGCTGAGTATGACCGACTTGAGGAGTACAAGGCTAACATTGCCATGATTGAGGAGCAAGCCCTTGACTATGAGCTACCGGCTGAACCATATACTAGAGCATTGCAGAATGATACACCTCTAGTGGAAATCTTGAAGCAAATGAAAAAGGACCGTGATGCAGCTATTGAGCGTAAGCAGCAAGCAGAAGCCAAAGCGAAAGCAGAAGCGGCACGCCTAGCAGAAATTGAAGCCATGGCTAAACAGTCAGCAAACGAGGAAATCAAAGCGGTTAACGCTGAAACTGGTGAGGTAATCGAAGATGTCAAGCCAGCAGAGGAAGTACCTAGTAAACCCGCTGAACCGTACAAGGTCAACCTTGCCCTTACGTTCCACGGTGGAGAGAATCAATGGCATCAATTCGCTAAATTGTTGGATGATAACTTCGTAAACTATGAAATCTTAGGAGAAAATCAATGATCAATTCGACCGTACTCGTTGGGCGCTTAACTCGTGACCCCGAACTTAAATATACAGGTAACAATGTCGCAGTGGCGTCTTTCAGCCTAGCTGTTAACCGCAACTTCAAGGATGCTAACGGCGAACGTGAAACGGACTTTATCAACTGCGTTATCTGGCGTCAGCAAGCTGAGAATTTGGCTAACTGGGCTAAAAAAGGCGCTTTGATTGGGATCACTGGGCGCATTCAGACCCGTAGCTATGAGAATCAGCAAGGTCAACGGGTGTATGTCACTGAGGTGGTCGCTGAGAACTTTCAAATGTTGGAAAGCCGTGCGGCGCGTGAAGGTAGCAACGCAAACCAAGGCAATACATCGGGAGCGTTTGGCAATGACAACGGCTATGCTGGGCCTTATGGTCAGCAAGCACCGCAACAACAAGGGCCGAACTTTGCAAGGGATAACGGTCCATACGGGAACGCAAACCCTATGGACATCACGGATGACATGCTGCCGTTCTAGTTAGGTGTTCTATGAAAATGATTTTAAACATCGAGCCTAAGCCACAATCGAGACCAAGGTTTGCAAGACGTGGAAATTTCACAACAACTTATGAAGACAAAGAAATGAAAGCTTGGAGAAACAAATGCAGGTTTCTTATTGCGAAGCTTTACACGGGGCAGCCCGCCCTCGAAGGAGCTTTAAAAATAAGAGTGAGATTTTACATTAAAGCACCTCAGTACATTTCGAAGGTTAAAAAAAATAAGCAGGCATTAGCTGATGAAATCATCCCCGTCAGCAAAAAAGCCGATTTGGATAATTACATTAAAGCGTTGTTTGATAGTGCTAACGGAATTTTGTACAAGGACGATGGACAGATAGCTGAAATATATGCCGCTAAGGTTTACAGTATATCGCCAAGGATTGAAATTGAAATAGAGGAGATCAATCACGAAAACTAAATTTATAAAACGAGGTAGCTACGCCGAGGGAATCACCAGCAAAGGTTTTGTATTCAAGTTTAGCATTGAAGATTGGGAACTCGTAACAAAACATAGTTGGTGTGTCGACCCAAGAGGGTACTTGGCAGCGACGTATAACAAGAAACACACAGTGTTACACCGTCTAATAATGAATACACCCAAAGGGTACGTCACAGACCACATTAACGGCGATAAACTTGATAATCGCAGAGAGAACTTGAGAATTTGTACACAACATCAAAACAGTATGAATACTCGAATTTCAAAAAATAATAAGTCAGGAGTGAAAGGTGTATCTACTACACCTTCTGGGAAGTACAGAGCTAGAATTATGTTAAATGGCGTTGAAATAGGACTCGGCCATTACGAAACATTAGAAGAAGCTACTAAAGCGAGAAAAAGTGCTGAACACAAATACTTCGGGGAGTACGTTAGGAATGAATAGCAGATACAAGGATAAGTTAGTTGGGGTCTATGCTCCGAGCAATTACGACCACACAAGCGTATTAGGTCAAACGCAAAAGTTTTCGAAGTGGTTCTGGGCTAATCACGAAGACATGGAATATATCAGCGCTAAGTTGGGTATCAACGCAAAGAAACTCAATCGCATTCTAACGCTGGAGCAGTTGCCGGATGAAGAATTACTAACGAGGATGGTTGAACTATGCAAGTAAAGGAATATGCCTTGTATAAGGGTGAGGAATTACTGGTGAGAATGGAAGGAGACTGGTTGAACTATGAAATATAAAGTAATCGTCTATTACGACAACATGGAAGACAGTGAGCATGTCTTCAGTAATAAGAATGATGCGATTAATGAAATGCACAGATTGAAATTGAAATATCGCAATGCTAAGAAATATAAGGTAGAAATGGTGGAATGTGATGGATAGAAATGAAGCAATAAGCCGAGAAGAAGCGGTACGGACAATATCAAGGATATCTGGTGGATCCGTATCTTACGCAGAAGACCTTTACGATTCGTTCTTCCCTAAACCAGTGGTGTCGCAATGTGTGGCGGATTGGTATGAGGAACATAAGAATGACTTAAATGATGATATTTGGGCATATCTTACAAGCTGGGCTGATACGA